TACGCGGTTGCCAGCACGTATGCGGCTTGGTTGCGCAGAAGCCCGCGCTTTTGGCACTCTTGAACGATCAGGGATGTTTCGCCCAAATTCATATCAACGCTCATATCGTTTTCCGATGCGTTTAGGCCCGCTAGGGCGGGGGTGTGTTGCTGTGATGGGGGGGTGTTATTCTAGTGCGGTGAAGCGGTAGAAAACCTTGTCTACCGTCTCGTCAGGATCACCATCGCCGTCTTTATCTTCGCCGCATAGGTGGCGCGTTCTTACCTCGACCCAATCATATCGCCCTGCTGGTACTGCGATTGCGATGCGCAGCGTTTGCGTTCCCGCATTTCGGTCGTGATCCTCTGGCAATCCGTCCATGTCCCGCCAAGGCAAGAATCCGGTTTCGCCAAGTAAGCCATAGACGACGCGCAGCCTTTTGAACTCGCATTCGGTTTTCACAAAGGTTGCGGCAAGAATTACCTCATCCCCTACCTGCTCCAGACGAAGCGCTTCAACGTCGCGGTAAGGCTTAGACGGAATTTGTGACACCGTTAACGCAATGAGGGCCAGCAAACTCAAGCAGAATGCCATAGCCCAAGCACGCCTTTCCCGACGATGCATCATGTTTGGATACCCCCTGCAATGATGAACATGATCAAGCCACCTAGAAGCCCGCCGATTATCAAACGTACCAGCCAGACCAGCGTGCCTTCGATAGAACTCAGCCGCGTCTCCACGTTTTTATGATGCACCGCAGAAACAGCGTCTGCCGTGTCCATTGCGTTTATTCTCCGTTCAATCCGTTCCATGCGCCCGTCCATAGAGTCACGCCATTTTTCTTCATCTGTCATCGCTACTTCTTTCGCGCCGTTGTGCAGGATACTTGTAAATTCTGGGGAATCGCCCCCATGTCAGAAGTGGCCATGCGGTTTGTGAAATGATCGTGTGGCTGCGTCACGGGGCTAGGGTTGCAGCCCGTTGATCCCCGTGACGGTTGTTAACGTTTGCCGCCACGTTTGCCGCCGTGCCATTGTTCAGGGCGAGGTTCGGTAGATTTGTTGTTCTTCTGCATGTCGTAGACAGCAAAGGCAGTGATAAGCCCGAAGCCCGGTGCCACGGCTACAAGAGACGATCCAGCAGCCCCGCCGCCAAGAATGACTGCGGTATTGTTAGCCGCACCAAAAGCAGAGCCGACATTCATATTCCGGTCAGCCTGTTCAGGCGTCAGCCCCATTTGCTGCATGGCGTATTTGCCGCCCAGCTTTAGACCGATGCCCACAAGGGGTGCGCCTGCATTGCCAAGGACGCCAGCAGCGCCCACCTCTGCCGCGCCACCGGCAATACCAATTGCGGTTGTTGCAATGTCCAGCTTGTCCAGCGTGGTCAGGCGGGGAAAGCGTGTGCTTCGCTGTGGCGTTGGTTCGTGGATTACGGTCACGCCGTTTTTAACATACGTCTGCGCAAACGCAGGAAAGGCCGCAACCATACAGATTGCAGCCGCGATAATGCGGATATTCATGAGGTTTCCTTAGATGGTGAGGCGGCAAGGATCCATCAGCACAGGGGGTGCACAGCTATGATGTTAAGTTGGCAGTGCTGGTGTGGTGCCAGATATATAGCAAAAGTTGAAATAGGTTGTTTTTGTATCATCTGAGCTATTATTGTAGCCCGCTACGTTTCTAAACTGGCAGTTATTAAAGAAAACGTGACCATTGTTGTCGTAAGTGACATTTATCAAATTCCCAGAAATATTCAAAAACTGGCAATTGCTTATGGAGTAAGTTGGATCAAGCTGGGCGGGTTGTCCTAACGCGCTAACATAATCATGTATTTGGCAGTTACTAACATGTAAGATGCAAGTTCCGTTCCCTGCACCTCCGTCACTGCCCCCTTGAAAAATTGCATAAGTAATTGAACTGCCAGCAACAACGCCCTTAAATGCGCAGTTATCAATCATCATGTACGTTCCGCGAGTGTAAACGGCGTTTAGCGTGCTGTTTGAAATTCGTGTCTGACCGATTCCTGTGGAGCCAGTTCCGAAGAAGTAGCTGACATCGCATAAGTTTGCCTGCATGTTGTAGTGTGGGAAACTCACTCCGATTGGCAACTGCGCACCGTTCCCGTTTACCTCACCGACCACATTTACAAAATGCGCGCGATAACGAGTCAAATTCCTTGCAGTTTTTTCGTTAACAAACTGGCAAAGCGAATAATAATGCAATGGATCGCCAATGGCAACGGACTCAGCATAGCTGTGTTTTACATTCTCTATAAGAAAATCTATCCCGCGTTGCGACATGCCCTCAGTCTCATTAGTGCAAACAACATTGCGGACCACAATGCCTACACCAGAGTGTATTCCGACTGTGCTTTGATTATTGTTTCCATAGATTCCGTCCCAAAGGCAATCAATGCATCCCGTGGCATCCGCTGCGTGCCTGCCATTGGAAAGGGAAACGTCGCGCACCGTGATATTGCGAGAGTAGTTGTGATTATACGGATAGGTCATCCCGTTTGCAGTGCAGTCATTCGTTAGGCATGAATGAGAAACCGTGTATTGAAGCCCGAAGTTAGTCCCCCCAGTACCGCCCTCCTCAAGATGGCAACGCTCCATAGTGGACCCGTAGAACCCCTGCAATTGAAAGAATGTTACATTTCCAGAAACCCCTTTGATAAATTCTACACCGGATAGGTGAAATGTGTTTGGACGTCGGACAGTCACAGCAACAGTGCCAGCGGACAAATCATAATCCCAAGGCGACGGATCAGAAGTGGTGAGGGACGACCCGCCAACAACCTTGACGATGTACGTTGCAGACTTAGTTGCATTATTGCCGTTCAATCCAAGTTGCGCACTAGCAACTGTAACCAAATCGCCTACTTGCGCACCAGTCGTGCTTGATGTGTTGAACACCGTCCCTCTAAAATCGGTGTCAGATGTAAGGGATGTTTCGAGTATCGGCGTATTGTCTACCACTAAGTTAACGGCAGACGTAAAGGTAATTTTTGGATTGCCGACGCCACGCAGTGAACCCGATTGCGTCATTGCTATTTCGGTTTCCGTGGAAAATGTACAGTCCACGTCAAGCAAAAGGTGCGGGTGCCTGCCGGTTAGCGCCGCCTCAAGGTAAGGATCAAGTGCGGCCCCATCAACAAGGCCAAGGGCGCGCAAGTTCAGCGCGCCGCCCACCGTTTGCGCATACAGCTTAACGCCTTCCGCCGTGGCTAGGTCGTGGTCTGTCGCGCCAGACGCCGCTTCTTTGTAGTTATGGCCGTCTTTCGTTTGCCATTCCGCGCCCACGCCGCGCGATGGCAGATTCGACGCTATTAATGCGGCTGGATTGTCAGGCTTTTGGGCGACGATTTGCGAGTAGTCAGCCCTCACCCAATTTGCGGCATATGTCGATGTTGAAGCCGAATCCACCATAGCGACAAGCCAATCACCAACCGCGAATGCCTCACTGTCAACAGTTCCAGCGGTTGATACAACGTAGAAATCGCCCGCCGTTGAACCAGAGGGGAACGCAGTCGCAGCCGCCCACGCACCCTTGGGGGTAATGCCTGTGGCAATGGCGCTGATCTCATTATAGAGGGCCAAGGAAACAGCGTCCACACTTGCCTTGAGATTTTCAGCAGATGTGGTTTGGGGGGCCGTGCCACTCGTGGCCAGCGTGAATGTAGGTGCGGGCATATTGCCTCCGATGATTATGGGTCTGTTGTTGCGTTTACACTTGCTGTGAATGCGGATGTGCTGGCGTAATCGCCGCGTGACCGTGCGAAGTAATAGCGGGTGGCCGATGTGCCTAAACCACTCTCAATAATAGTCACGATTGTGTTTTGGCTGGTGTAGGTTGCGGACCCGATTAAGGTTGCTGCGCCGCTGGCGTCAGTATCAGAGCCGAAAAATTCAATGGCCCTAAAGTCTGGGTCATTGGGCGTTGTGAAGCTGACTGTGATTTCACCAGCACTGCCAACCGCGCCGCCGTTGGTTGGTATATCAATCGTGATATCAACTACAGGCGTGACACCTGTGATTTCCACAAAGTCAGAATTGCCGTTTGCCCCAATAGCCCGAACTCGGATGTCATAATTCTGCCCCGCCGTGCCGATCAAATAGCCAAACACCTTACTTGAACCGTCGCGCACTTCCTCGCCAATCAATCCACCCGATTCATAATCGCCCGCCGTTTCGCGGTATTCCCATTCGTAGGCTGTGACTGTTGAAGTTGAAGGATCAAACGCAAAGCGAATGCGCGGGATTATTGAGCCTGTAGTGCCAAGATTTACCGCATCGCCTGTCGTGACACTGATAGCGCCCGGTGCATCTGTACCGTTGCGTGTGCCGTCATAAGGTTCATCAAAGACATCTTCTTCGTCTGTGGCTGGCGTCCAAGCATAGATTGCCGCGCTGTGCTTGACCAGTGACGCAGGCAAGCGCATAGCAACCTCGCCACTTTCTCCGATAGGGTCTAAGCCGGGATGGATACCCTCAATTTCATAGATGCCATCGAGCGCGCTGTAGGGCGCTGGCAGGGCGATTGTGGCAGTTGCGCCCCCTACTAGGTCAAACGCCTCTGGTGGCAATGTCCCGCCCTGTATGCGCTCTTGCCGCCGTATCCGCAGCCCGGTAATGCTTCGCACCCTCATTCCCTGTGTGGGTGACGGGCAGAACGGCAAGGCCAGCGTTTTTACCGCAGGAACGCCACCGTCCTCGGTCAGCGCACCGGGAATATCCCAAGGCAACAGTTCGGCGGTTTCATATCCCCGCGCTGGTGACAGGTAAGTGACTCGCAATTGATTGACCAGATCGGATCCGGGAACCATATCCGGGAACTCGAAACCGTCACCCATTAGGTAGGTTATTGTCTCTGTTGGTTCGCGGTAAACGCCCGCTGCGTAGCCCAGCTTTCCGCCGACCCTGATAAAGTCAGCAGCGCCGCTAATCATCATGGGGTTTAGCTGGTCCTCAATCTCGCCTTCGTTGAACACAAGCGTTCCAGCGCAGACATAGCGAGCCTCACTGCCGCCTGACTTTAGCGCAACCGTTTCATCGCAAGCGTCAGGCCCGTCTTGGTTGAATGAATCGTGTATTTGCGCCTCTTGATAAGCCCTGATCGGATTGTTCCGCAGCGCATCACGCACACAAAGCGCGTGGTTCTCTGACCAGTCAGTAACACCAGTGCGAGGGTCAAATGCCAGTGACCACTTGCCCTCAACTTCGACTAATGGCGGCGTTGAAGGCCACCGCTCCTGCCTATCGCCTTGCGGTCCAGCTTCCAGCTTGAGCCAGATCATTGTCCGGCCCTTCCAAGCGTCCGTCGATTTCCAAAGATGCTCGGCTGTACCTTCAACATAAGCTGCATCTGTAATGAAATGGCTGGGCGGCACAGTGTGATCGCCCCTGCTCGCCCATACTGTGACGTAACCGGCGAAAGGTGCCTCTGTTGCTGTCGCGCCAACCCCGTTTAGGTCGAATGCGTCACCCGTTAGCACGACTTCGCGCTTGTCTAGGTAGAGCGTGAACGTGGACAAGTCCGATGGTCGTGAGTTAAGTATCCACGCCCCGAATATAGCCCCACCCTTAACCGGCGTGCCTGCGGGCGTGCCTGTCGCCCTGCACTCGCCATAAACAAACCGATAGGGCGGTGCAGTTGTTGGTTGCGCTAGATCGCGCCCAACGTCCTCCGCCTTCTTGTTTGACAGTGCAGAGATTGCGCTGTTGATCAGAAACGACACGCCGAATTGCACAAGGCTAGATGCGATAGATGCCGCTGCTGCTGCGCTAAAACCCAAGGCAACCGCTGCCGAAGTAATGCCCGCCGTAATTGACGCGAATATTGGGGCTAGAAACGCCATGTCCACGCCCCCACCACTTTAGCTTTTGTTATGATCATTCCGGCCTCTGTCTTGCTGGCGAACTCGCCGGGGGTAATACAAAGAGCCAAAGCCGCCCCGAATGCGTCCGCGCTCTCTATCAAGGCCAAATCGCCTGCTTGCGGGCTTTCTGTCTTGGGTAAATCAAACGTCGCCTCGCACCATTTCAGGTATCCGCCTGCACGCTTGAGTATCCGAGCCGCGCCAAGGGTGGTGTTGTAGCTGTCCGCGCATCGCTCTAGCGGGTCGATGCCATGCAAGTGATGGAACGCCACGCAGGCGACAGAACAATCGCGCCTTAGCCCCCACTTGAAGGGCTTGCACATCGCATAAAGCGCAGCGCCCAAAGGGCCATCTATTCCGGCCATTGTTGCGGGTTGTATTTCAGCTTATTGGCGTTTTGGACGTGCCGACCTGCCGTGTCGCCGGGGTACTTGGCAAGCTGGTCCTCGTAGCTGTGCGTTATGGACGCCGATGCACGCGCGCTAGGGCCAACACCCAAGCCCATCACCATGTCATGCGCCAAGCCACCGTCAGAGCGCGACAGTGACCCAGTACGGCTGTCAAAGTACCCTGTGAATAGTTGCACCGGCTCAGTCTTTAGAGTGCTTCCACCGGGTTCAGTTGTAGTCGAAAACCATACGGTAACAGTGCGGTTTCGGATAATCTTGCCGCGTTCCGCAAGCATATCCTCGACCGTTGCGGCGACGCGCACACTTGCCTCAGACGTTGCCAGCCCGCCCGATTCCTCTGGCGCTTGGAATTGCACCAGTTTGCCCGCGCCGTTCCATGTATTCCCGCCCCATGATAAAGCGCCGACACCCGAATGAATGCGGATTTCCTCACCCGGCCAATCGGCATAAGTCAGCAATACAGGGCAAAAATGGCCCATCAGATCGGCCAGAAGCGCAGCCGATGCCCCGCGCGTCAAGCCCATGGGTCAACCTCCGTCCAGCCGTCAGAATATTCGTCCTCGAACACCTCCCGCATGTCCCATTGAAAGCCGAATGTGCCAGTTGCGCCCTGTACAGAACGTGGAACCCCAAGCGCCTCAAACACGATGTTTTCCTTGTCGCCAATGCTCACTAGGTCTGTGAAAGTGAATGGCGTGGCTTTGTCAGTGCGGATTACCGCAACGCCGCTTGCGTCCGACCTTGTGACGGTCAGGGCATAAGCACTTTCCACGCTGCTTGGCCCAGTAACGCTGATCAATTCAGATGGGCGGGCGACAATGGTAGAGGGTGGCAAACCACTGACGGTTAAGCTGTTCCACCCGCCATCTGTGGAAGGCACGCATGTCAGTGGATAGGCGCTATCATCCCAAAGCAATTCAACGCCGCCGACAGACCAAAGCAATTCAACGCCTTCGCTGGTCCATTCCAGCGCCTTGTTGCGCAGATCAAGGCCAAGGCGGGATAGGTGCCAGAGTGATGAACACGCCTGCACGCGCACAAGGTTAGGCTTTCCAGCCCACATCCGGTTGAGCATCCGCACGTAGCCTGCGCCCGCCAGTTCTTTGCCGATGCCTGTCACGTTAGCCGTAGCCACGCGCCGCGCCCGTTGTGCTGATGATGTGCGCGCCCT